GTCTCTGGGATCATAGTCTGGCATGTTTGGGTCATAATATTGCGACACTCTAGCAGGCCCAGTTGCTCTGGTTACCATGGTCGGGAACCGTGGCTGTAACCCAAACTCAACGGGGTTGGGCGCTTCTCGGCCCATTCTACGAGCTATCTCAGCTTCTATGTTGTATCTGCCACTAGCGTCCATTGTGGTTAAAGGAACCATTGGCACGCCTTTATCTCTTTCTGCTTCTTCCTTGGCCAGCTTGCCAAGCATGTAAGCTGCACCACCAGCCAAACCTAACTTGCCAAGGTCGCCTCCTTTCAAACCAAGAATGCCTTTGCCGTCACCCCTTAAAAAACTTAACGGGCCAGTGCCTTTGTTTGGATCAATATTTAAAATTTTGTCAGCAAAACTGTCCGGGCCAAATAACCCTCCGGGAAACATTCCGCCCTGCTGGCTTTCTGGTTGTCCTGTTCCAGAAACATCAATCCCAAGATTACTTAACAAAGCGTCAGGACCGTAGGTTGCTATATCCACTTCTGTGTACCCTTCATCAAGAGCCATTTGTATTTTTTGTTCTTGAGTTAAAGGGCCGCTTCCTTGCTGTTGACCACCACCTTGCTGTTGACCACCACCTTGCTGTTGACCGCCACCTCTCAAGAAGCGGTTTAAAAGATCACCCTGATCAGCGCCATAAAACTCTGATCCCGGCTTGCCAAAAACGCCACCAGCAAATGGTTTAAATCCTCCAGCAAAAGGCTTTGTAAAACTGCCAGCAGAAGCACCACCCGCAATCGGTGATATTCCGGGGATTCCTAAACTAGCGACCCCTTTTAAGCCAGTAGAAAGCGCACTGCCAACAGTACCAGCTGCTTTGCCCAAACCAATTGCGCCAGCCGCTTTACTAGCCAATCCACCAATGCCGCCTAGCGCTGCGCCAATAGCAGTTCCAACTCCGGGAACTAACATAGCTATAGGGGCAACAACCTTGACGGCTTTCTTGAGAAACTTGCCTACCTTTTTAAAGAAACCAAACTCTTCTAAACCAGTCATCGGGTTCAGGCTTGCAATGCCTGCACCTACGACATATTGTTCTGGGTCTACTCCAATTTCGTTCAGCCGTCTTTCAACAACTTCTTCAAACGCTGGATCTTGCATAGCTTGCACTGGCAAAACAACTTCACCGGGGGTTAGGTGAGCAATCGTTGTGTCTCCTCCACGCCCTTGAGCAGCAGCAAGTTGAGAAACGTCAGACAAGGGAGCGTTTGCAGCATTAATAACATTTTCAGCCATGCTAGAAAACATAGCTTTTTCTTTTGGATCTTCAGTCATGGCCTGCTCAGCCATCAAACCATCAATTGCAGCGGCAAGCTCTGCATTGGGGTCAGCGCCCTCAAACATGCGAAGCTCTTGATCTGATACGGAGCCAGCTGCTGGCATATTTGGCAAACCAACCATAGATGGAGCGCTATCTTCAAACGCTTGCATTTCTTGATTAGAAATTGATCCAGCGCCAGCAAACCTATTAATTCGTTCTAAGAGTTCCGGTGATATATTCATAAAGTTAACTAATCGTGACCGTTACAGCGCCCACGCTTACAGTTCCTCCAAGTCCAGTCAAATAGGTTTGATGCTCATACAAATTCCTAAACTCAGTGCCATCAAAAGCCTGATGCACTTCTACCGTACTGTTAAATATTATAGCACCCGTTGCAAATTGTAACGTAGAAATTTCGTCAGCGTTGAAGGTAGGGGTGCGGTCAATGTCCGCGTCTCCTAGGTTTATTTCTAGTATCCTGACCAGTCGGTTGAATGTGTCACCAGAAACCGTCTCTTCAGTAGCCAGAGGCAAGCGAGTCTCTAGCAGCTTGCTCACTAGCCCCTCCGCCCAGAGGGCTGCATGTCTAACCTAGTGTTTCCGAGTCTCCACTTGAAGTCTTTTTGATCGGCTTCTATTGAGTTATCGTCGTCCGACTCAACACGCAAAACCATTTGTCGGGTTCTGGTTCTTACGTTTGTGAAAGTTGTTGAATTGGTAATCTGGCTTGTCGAGTCTGTCGATAGCGACTCGGCGTTGTAGTTTCTTCTTTTGATGACCATGTTGACGGCTGGCGTGTTTGATATGCCTCGCGTTGTCGAAAATTTAATGTCTGGTATCAGCTTTTTGACAAACATAAAATTTTCGCCGTCACCTAAGTCAATGTCAGCTGACTCAATAAACACATTGGACATCGCGCTAGAGTCATCATTGAAGCCAGTTTCATGAACGTAGATCACTCCGTCTCCAGAAACTTTACCGCCAGCCACTGGCTTGTCTTCTATGCCTGCGTCCAACCAGCTGTATCGCACCAAGGAACCAATGCTCCAAGACTGCTCTTCATAGTTGTACATCACATAACGTGATATTTCATCGGTATCGTCTTCTTCAGACACATACCAAAACCACACTTCAGAGTTTTCTGCGTTGAGTGACGCAAAGCACTTAAAAGCTTGAGTCAGGTTCAAGTCGCTGAAAACGTAATCTTGCACACTGCAAGGTAATTTTTTGACAGCGCCGTTGTAATAATAAAATCCGTTTTTGCTCATAAAGAACACGCCAACAGGACTGTTGACGGCTGCTTTAGGAGAAATCAAACCAGCGCCCTCGTTGATTAGGTTCAGGCCAAAAGTCAGCGGCGGTCCGATAAACGTCATCGAATACAGACTTGTATCCGTCCAGATTAAGACTTCTTGTCGAGACTTCAGTCCGCCAATAATTAATGAACCTGATGATAGCCGCACAGAGCCAGCCGTGTTTGTAGCGATAGGATTAAAGTCTAATTCGTTTTCAGTGTCAGAAAACGCCACTAACATGGGGTCAATAACGCCTGTGCGGTTTCCGCTACTGCTGTCAATCGGGTCAGCTCCTAAAACAATTAAATGCCTGTCTACTTCACTGGTTATAACTTGCAACCCAAGCGTTGGCACTTTGCTTGCTCCAGATATGCCTTGCAACTCAAGCGCCCTAACTGAAATGCCATTGTTTTCTACCCAGCGGTAAATACCTCCGCCTCGCGGATTGATAATTAAGTTTTCGCCAAAATTGTCATGAGTCCAAAGGCGGAGCTGGCCAGTTGCCGTCAGAGAAGAAGAAGAGCCAAAAGTGCCATCGCCCCAAGCTCCTACGCCCCAACCAGTGCTAGGAACATAAACATCTAGGCCTGAATTGATTTGATAAGCACCCACAACACTACCGCCGCCGTTTCCGCTGTCGCTTGCGTTGGCTGTAACCGTGGAGCCACTAGTATCTTTTGCAGTGATAGTGTAAGTGTTTGTGCCTGTAACCAGAAGTATTTGATATTCTTGGTTAAGCACCGCAGCTGTTACCAATCCGCCCAGTGAAGAAGCGCCTGAAAAAGTTACAAAATCTCCAGTGGCTGCGCCGTGGGATGCGTCAGTGACTGTAACTGTAGATGACCCGTTTGACGCACTAAAGGTAACGTCACCCGCGCTTGTTGTGACACGCAGCGGCGTAATGTCGTTATACTTTTCGCCCTCTTCGATGTAATACTTGAAGGTTGTGCCAATACCCAAGTAACGCGCACCGCCTAACGAGATCCAGCTATGTAAAGCTCTGCCAGATCCTATGTAAGTATTGGTATCAGATTGTCTTTCCCAGCCACCAATTTTTTCAGGACGGCCTTTTCGGAACCGAACAAGGTTGCCGTCTACCCATCCGTTTTCGTTGGAGTAGTCGGTCTCCTCTTTGTTGATTCCCGGTTTAAAATTTAACGTGGTAAGTGGCATAGAAAAAGTCTACCACAAAAGTAAAAATTTTAAGCTAATCTAATTATCGCTGCTGTTGCATTTGCCGCTGGAAAAACAATCGTGAAGTTACCTGCGGTTGATGTTTTGTCTCCACCAAAATCAATAGCACACACCGCCTTATCAGATTGTGTGTCGTTAAAAATTAGACAGCCCCGAGCTGTAACGGTTGCCGTGCCGAAAGTCAGGTCTGCAAAATCGCATAAGGCTGTTGTACCAGAAGTGGTTGGCGTAACTGAAGTCAGCGCCGCTCCAGCAGCAGTGTAGTTGGTTCCCGTTGCCTCACCAGTAGTTACATAAGCCGTAGTGCCAGCACCCAGAGTTGCCGAGCTTGTATATAAGGCCAGCTTGAAAGAATTACCTGACGATGCAGTAAAATTATGCGTGCCGACAAGCAGCTCTTGCTTAAAAGATGTAGCGATTGCGCTCGTTATTGCCATATCAAAGCTCCTTTATTATCTTGGCCATCTCATGGTGGCCTTGACTTGTCAACAAGTTTACCATGGTTGTCCTATCAGATGTTATAGCATTTTTGATTCCGTGCAACACAATCTGATAAATGTAATTCTGAAAAGCCTCTGCCTGCTGACGGATGTGAGGAGCAGCATTTTCAGATATTGAGCATATTTTTTTGGTTATCTGCTCTGCCCAAAACTCAGGGTCATGCCCTTTGTTCTCGGTTGTAGAAACCATCACATTGCCCAGCTCTAAAAATCCTTCTTCACCCACGATATGGCTCCGGTGATTGAATTTCTTGCGGCATGCTTGCGCCAGCTTTTTTCATTTCTGATTCCAAATTAGATTTAGGCGATACAATCCAATTGTTTTCATGAGGTACGGCTACCATTGGATCTTTCAGCCTATGAAAACCATAAATCCTTTCTTCGATAGGCACATTCTGATCAAGTAACGCAGATCGATGAGAAACCCCCACTTGCATATTTGCGTCCATGCACTTGCTCAGCCAAAACTCAACGCAAGCCCTTCCCGCCTCCGCAAAATGCAAATTGGTTTTATAGCTGAAATCAATTCCAAATAAATCAATTCGCGCAACCTTGTGCCAGTAAGCAAAAGCAATAGTCATTGGTATTGTGTTGTTTAAATAAGCGCAATTGGTTTCTTGCACAATTTCTTTCAAAGGGTATAAAACAGCGCTAGGGACTCTCGTATCTAACTCACAAGTGTAACAAGGCACATCACACTGCGGCAGAAAGCTTCTCATGATTTCGGTTTGAGGCCCAGCATCATCACCATCAAAAAAACGACTAGCTGGATCTAACATGAACATCCGGTCAGACTTGTAAACAGCAGCTGCTGAATTAATCGTCCAAACTTCATCCCACTCGACTGAGTTTTCTTTTCCTATCGCAAAATCAACTTGCGAATTCCCAAGGGCCACAATCGCTATGTGAGC